TCATTGATCGCTTTGATTTCAATTTGCTTTCCAACATAAGATGGATCGCTCTTTGCCTGTAATGTAATTACACCATCTTCCTCTGCGATAATACTGACTGCACCGCCAAAGTCGCATTCTAAGTGGTATTGAGGTGGATCAATAGGATCTCCATCAGCCGTCAAACAACGAACCTGTACTTGCTTTGTTTCGCCACTTGCCAATCTGAAGTCTCCGTCCAAATCAGTCAATATGAGAGAAGCCGTTGATCCTGGTACTTCCTCTACACCACCAGAGGTAGCAGCATGATAATCTGCAATCATCAGTTCAACACTGTCTGTTGCGGTATTCAGCTGGTCTTGCAGCACTGACCATTGAATTAACCCATCCTCCTCACGCTCACTGCCTACCGCATAAGAAACAGGATCTACCCTTGTAATACGATAGACACTTGGCTTGTCACGTCTTTTATCCATGATAAAGCGGAAATTGTCATCCAGCAAAATCGTCTCTTGGTTAAATGGGAGATAAATTAAATGCTGATCTTCTCCAACATTCATGTGGGTCTTTTCCAACTCACCTGTACCGTACTGTGTACTATTGGTGCTAAATACTGGATAGTCTACAATCTCACCAGTCAGCGGGGAAACAAATCGAATGGAATGTTTGCATTTCCACAATACCGCTTTTTCGTAAATACGGTTGTTGTCTGGCAACGCACTGACCAGCCAGAATGCTCCATCGTATTTCACATACTGCCCGCACTTCAAAATTCCAATATTACAGAGAATTTGTCGTACTGTCGTGCTGTTGTAAACATCGCTGGTCTTATTTTGAACGATTGCTCTTACCTGTTGTGGCTGGGCATATACAGCCTTATCATAGATCAACACATCGGCCCCGATAAAAGAGTCAAGCACCTCCTGAAAGCCATCCTGACCATATGCCCAAAACTCATCATCCTCAAAACCGCTGTTGAAAAGGGGGCGTGTCATCCGATACCAGCTCTTGGATTCCTCTGACATATTACCACCCCTTATCCATACGCATGATCTTTCTGCCGATGGAGCAGTCTTTCAACCAAAGCAATCTGATCGTCAAGCTCCTGCTTGGTCACACGCTTTGTAGCATCCTGCCCTGTCAGCTGTACATCTTTACCGTAAATACCATTCAAGGCCATGACACGGCTCAATTCCCTTTGCAGATAAGACACATACATCATCTGCGCCAGCGTCCGGCAAACGGTTCTATCCAGTTTGCCGGCAAACTTTTGTGTTTTCTCGTTATACCGCAAGTCGCAGCTTAAATTCAACTCATAATCTGCAACCGCTGTGGCAAGCCATTCTGCCTCTAATCCTTCTGGGATTTCAAATTTCGTCAAAGGCATGGAATGGAAGGTTTTCTCAATATCCGCAAAGGTTGTTCTCTTAGCGTTAGGCATATTCCATACCCTCTCCTCTCTCAGACCTAAACGGCGGCAGTTTCAGCCAGAGCACGTAGGGCATCCACCTTCCACGCCTCAACATCATCTGACCCGGCCTGCTGTGCCAACTCTACCAGCATCTTCTTCTCAGCATCGGTTGTTACCATTGCTTTAAGCTGCTCGTTGAACTTGGCCTTAGTACGGATATTCAGCAATGCCTTGACAGCATCCAGGTTCAGCAGAGCAGGAGCGTCTGTCTCCACACTTTCCAGGCCGAAAAGCTGCTTACGTTGCTCATCATTGACAATCTGAATACGAGCATGGTTGCCCATACCGTCTGTGCCAGTGAACATCCTATTCCCAGTTTGAATCTGTGCCTGAACCTCCTCGAATGACAGCAGAGGCCAGTTCTTCGCGTTCGCGGGGATCTCAACATCACCCTGCCCAGCTTTACGCCAGAAAGAGAGAGGCCAAGCGCACAGATTATTTACCAGGACATTGTTATTTGTTGCCATAACGATTCTCCTTGTTATTGAAAATTAGGGAGGGTTTTACCCCTCCCTTTTAGTTTTCTTTGATTTAGTTCGTCGCTTAGACGGTGGGTGCCTCAAAGTTGGTGTCGGAAATCAGACCGATCTGATCCTCCATACCCTCCGCAACACCAGCGCCCAGTTCCATGTCGAAGCGGGTCAGATGCTGCCGAGTCACGATGTCGTCACCAGTCATAGTGGTCAGACCACCACGCAGGAAGACCTGCAGCGGGGACACAGCGCCACGGGGCAGGAAGAACAGCAGACCTTGGGGCATATACAGATCGTAGTCGGTGCCCGCAGCATTCAGCTTCGTCCAGTTAATTGCGTTGGGCAGCTCGGTCACGATTGCGCCGTTGTACAAATTGACAAGTCCAGTCTTACGAATCTCCTCAGCGACAATAGTGTTTGCGTACCGCGTCTCGTCAGCTGCCAGAGACTTGAACCCAGCAAAATCGTTAAACTGGCTAACCACAGAGTAGTCACCAGCGATGTTGACCTTGCCGTACCGACGCATGGACTTCAGCATATTGTCAACGCCGGTCTTGGTAATACCGGTGGACTCAGCAAAGTGCTTCACGCCCTTAGCGTTCTTCAGCGCATTGTACAGAACAGTCATCACATAATAGACAGCCTTATTCTGCATATCAGTCTGCACCTGGTTCATACCCTCGGCAATATTGCCGTCGAAATTGCCGCTCTGAAGCTCACGGTAATCAACAGCAAAGCCACCAGAAATAGTCTGGGTGCCGATGGGGTACTCACGCCAATTCCAAGCCGCAAACGGTACATCAGCACTGGAAGCCTGGAAACGAGAATCCACGCTCTCATACTTATAGGTCTTCATCATAGGAGCTTCGTGGTATCCGATCCGACGATAAGTACCCATAAAGTCGAATAGGCGCACAGCCTCCAGCAGTTTCGGCTCAATAGCGAAACGGACAATGGTATTGATTTCGCTCTGTGCGGCGAGATCGCCAGCCAAAGCCTTAGAAGACAGCTCCTTCAGCGTTGCCACAGATTTGTCCAAAACCTTGGCATCCACATTGGGCTTCATGCCCGCTGCGAGAGCAGAAAACACCTCGACAACAGGGGAGTTCTGCTTAACACGCCCAGTGTCAACAACAACCTGAGCATTGTTCATATTGATTTCATAAATCGGGTTCATGTTTTCTCCCTCCTTCATTATTGCACGCGGATAACGGCCAGAATACCCTTACCCATATACGCGGTCTTCTCGATGACCTCAAAGTACACCTTGTAGCCGTCACTTGTGCCCTTTACAATCAGGCCATCAGTGCCAAACACCAGGGTATCGCCAGCGTCAACACTGTCAACACCGCCGTTGATCTCATAGTCGGCAAACTCCATCTCCATGTTTGCCACGGAAGTCAAATCGTCAGCACGAACATATTCGCCCTCCTTGACCTCCACAGTCTCACTGTAATTGTGCATCTCAGGCTTATCGTTAATATTGGTAACAATGCGGTGGCACGCCTTAGCCTCATCCGCACTGGCAGGCAAATTAGCCGTCTTAGCAGCGCGATCCAGAATCACGCCCATACCCACCTTCAGATCGACAGCAGCTTTGCAGTAGCCGACGTTCTGAACATTCTTGAAATAACCGATAGTCTTTGCTTTCATTTCCTCTCACTTTCCTTTCTTAGAATACATCGACTTCACCGTCGTCAGCTTCCAGCTTAGTGCTGTCTGTCATAGCGAAAACATCAATTTCACTGGCAGCGTTGGTTTCTGCAACCGACTTCTCGCGTGACAAGCGCACCATCTCAGTACAAATCTTGCCCACGATAGCATTGATTTCCACACTTCCGGGGTTCTCATTGAAAGCGTCGATCTCCTCTTTTGCGATCGCCTGCTGCTCCTCGGTGTAAGGTGCCAATGCTGCATTTAGCTCGGCTTTGGCAGCTTCGCTTTCAAGCTGGGCGATCTTGGCGTTAGCCTCACTCAAACTGGCTTCTGCCGTCTCCTTGGCGGCATTTGCCTCAGTCAGTCCAGCCTCAGCAGCGGCTTGTGCGGCATTTGCCGCCTCAAAGTCGGCCCGCAGCTGTGCGATTTCGGCCTCCTTGAGTTTGATGTCCGCCTGGAGCTGGGCAATCTCAGCATCCTTTGCCTCAACCTTTGCCCAGTATTCATCCCACTTGGAATTGGACTCGGAAACAGCTCCGGAGATGACCGCCATCAATTCATTTTTCAGCTTCTCATCCATGGTACTTTCCTCCTTTTGTTGCTTTTTATTATTTAACTCCATCACGATAGCGGCCTCATCAGCCGGTTTGACGCTAAGGATTGCATAGCCACTGTAATCATAGATTTGCGGAATACGACCCTGCTCTTTCCAACCGCCGGAGTAAATAATGTGTCCATCATGCTCGGCTTTACCAACAATTTCGACAGATCCCTTAATAGTGGATTCTGCCATATGCTCACGCAGCCAAGCTACAAACTTTGGATAACGCATCTCGTCCAGTGTTCCTTCAGCAATCAACACTCGCTTCGTTACACCATCAATTTCAACGTCATCAATATACGCCCTGTCAAAATGCCCCACCATAGTAGCATCCTCAAACAAAGGCAAGTTATCTTGTACACGAATCTCAGTCATTCCGTGCCCATAAGGAATGTCTCTATCATCTGTCAGAAACTCAACGGTAATTGACATACCTACTACAGAATGCAGGTTAGCTTGTACATATTTCTCAATCCACGAGATTCCATTCTCCTGCCACGTAGAATCGTCTGGAAAGATTTCATGCAGGATGACCTTGATAGGCCGTCTGCCTGCAATCTTGCTTTCGCTGGAAATCTCATAACAAATTGGATAAAAAAACTTCTCAGCCATACTTCTTCACCTCCCTTTACGTATCAGAAGGAGATGGACTTGCATTTCCATTATTAGCCGTTGTAGATGCGGTGCTTGCATTTTGTGGCGCATCACCGCTGGTACTTTTATCTACATCGCCATCTGGAGCGTCTTTACCCGTCACAGTAAACGAAGTTTTATGGACTGGGTAGCGATTTTCAAAATCTTCCTCCAACTCCAAGTCCATGAGAGAGAGATAGTCGTCAGCATTGATACCCGTTGCTGCAATCCATGCAAGCAAGCTCCCTTTGCCACGCGCATACAGATCAGAGAAATATTTTACCTGCTTCTCCCGATTAGCAAATGTAATAGGCAGGACCCTAAACTCTACGCGATAACTGCTATCACGAATTACATTATAGTTTAAGCACTTGTTCAACTCCTCAACAATAGCCTCAATCCATGTAAAAACATTGTTTGCCACAATCTCCAGATTCAGCATGGCCGTAGCATAGTTGCTTGTGGAACTGCTTCCGCTTAGAGCCGCCGCGCCCACACCGATAGCCTCGTTCACATCTTCTTTGATCGCATTCTCGTTATCCTCGTCCAGCAAGTCAATATTGACTGGCAGGCTATCCATTTTTGTGCCTGCCGCCAAAGAGAAAAATGCAATGCCGCTGGAATTTGTGCGCTGTGTCAGAGCTTGTCTTACCGTGTTATGCTGATTTTCCTGTTGCTTCTGAGATAGAGCGGAAGTACCCTTATCTTTCCCCTCTGGAAATGTCTCGTAGTAAATCTGATTGTTTACCTTATCCAACACATGACGCTTGGTATTGATAAAATACTTGGCATAATCAATATCATCCAAAGCCGCAACAGCAAACGGAACGCCATACGGATCGTTCTGACTGCTTTTAATTTTGGTTACAATCGTTTTGCGCCAATCCAACCTCAGCCATGTAGCGCCGTTTTCAAACCCACCATTGTGATACTTTTCCCAGCCGTCTTGAATTTGCCGAGGAAATCCACGTAATTTCCGCTTGCGCTCGTCATCCAACATACCATCAAAATACCGCAGATCAAACGCTACCTCGTAGCAGTTATTCCTACGGCCAATAATTCTTACATATTCAATAGGAAGAGAGATAACTACCGTGTTGACGCCAGCAGAGTTGATATCAGTAATGCCATTGATATCCGCATCCGTCAGCGCCAACCTCCGCTCTACAGGAATAGTGCGGGTTTCCATGTACCCTACATACATTCCTTCGTTGGCATTATGAAAAACAGCGTCACGAATCACCTCTTTGTAGCGCATAGAACGAAGAACACTATTCATCCGATCAGCATTAGTGCGATAGCCTTTACGTTGACCACCGGACTTTTTGGGTCTTGCCGTCACAATGTAATCCAGAGAGTGAAGACTTGTCAGGGCGTCAATCGCAGTGCCAACCGTCCCATTGGAGTAATACGCCCAACGTGCCCACTGACGCAGCTCAGTAATGTATCTCATAGGTTCTTGCGCCATTCTGATAATCTGCTCCGTAGAATATGGTGCTGTCTTAGAGCTTCCACAACCGACCGCATTCAAATAGGCCGCTCCGAGTTGAGTGTTGAACTCATGTAAAACTGCTTCCACTGTAGAGGAAATCGCATTCTGCTCAGTAGTATCTCTTGGATGATTTTCCCCGCCTGTCAGTCTGGTCAGCCATGACCGAAATCTTGATTCACCTGCCATAAATCTTCACCTCCTTAATTGTAAAATGTTACATATTCGTATTCTGAACTATCCGAAAATAGATCCTGCTCCAAAAGCTCAATGAAATAGTTGCCATAAGATACCGAAGTATACCGGTCTTTCCGTGCTCCAGACCGTTCTTCAATTTTAATAAGCCCAGTTTGATTTTGCACCGTATACTCCAGCCCAATCATTTCATTGATTAGTGCTACAGTTTCCAAGAAAGGACGCTCATAAAAAAGCTGAGTTTCGACATCTGCTGTCTCATAGTCCGGAACAATTCGCTGTAGTTCCTCCACACCCTCTTGATTGGGCACCATTAGCTCAATCATTTTACTGTTGAGTGTATTTTTCATACATACAGCGATTTTACTGTTCGTTTCCAACTGGGCTTTAATAGAGTAAACTACTTCTTTCTGACCGGCAATTACGATACGAGATCTTAGGTTATCGTCGTTCATGCACGACCAAGGCTCATATTCTACATTGCGTTCTACATCATATAGAACCTTCGCTAAGGCATCGTAAATAGCAATACCTGCATTTCTGGTATCCAATACACAGTAGTCCGCATCAAAGTCTGTAAATAGTTGTTTGATCCGAATGGCCTGCTTGGTTGTTTCAAATTCCGTTTGAGGTTCCATATACACCACTTGCCGGCGATACCCTTGCTTAACTTCAATGTGTTCTCCGTTCACATCAGAAGTCTTGTATTCCATACTTTCTGGCAAAGCACGAATACAAGAGAAAATAGAGTTATCGTTGCTGTCTCCCCCCTCAGTGGCAATATCACAAGATATAATACGGATTTCTCCTTGCTGCCGAGGAATAGCATAGAGATTTCTTGCCCGCATCAAAACATCCTCGTTTTTCCGTGGATAGAATGGACGTTTTAGGCAACGGTTCTTATTCAACATCTCGTAAGTAAAGTAAGCGTGGGCGTTTTCGGCAATCATTTGGTTTTCGTACTCGATTGCCCATGCTACACTATCCAGTTTGTTCCGTTCTTTGATAAGGAACGCCCTTGGTTTGATT